CTTGTTGGAGCTTCCGGAAGGTGAACAACTAGTGGTTTTTCCTGAACTACTAGCCCGGCTCCACGCCTACTCGCTCTTCCGGGCGAGAGAGGAATCCCTGTTGGCCTCGTTGCGTGCGAGGGCCAGGGATTGGTGTAAGCAGGAGCTTCCTGTTTGGGCGTGGCCGTTGGCCATGCCCCCTTCCATTTATCTCGCTTGGGAGGGCACCACATTCGAGGATCAGGCTTTGTCCCTGATCCGAGGATGTTCCGACAAACTTCCCACCCTTCTCTCCGGCAGTGCTTAGGCCAGCCCGGTCGACTGTGAGGGGTATTGTTACGGGGTCATACCTGATAACTTTACCGGTGCCTTGGACACCACTCGCGTTGACTGGGCTTCTTGTTCGGAGAGTCGTAGGCGTTTACGGTCTGTGTCGATTTGTGACCTGGAGGGCACCTGGGTGCCACAAGTCCACAGAAACTGTCCTCACAACGAACTTTTGGCCCTTTGTGCGAGAGTTCTTGCTCCTTTGCCCCCCGGTGTATTTCAACCTCTGGGGGCCCATGTCTTGCGAGGCTTTGGTGCCGTTAGACGTGTGGCCCGGTTGTACAGCGGGCATAGGTGGAGCAACCGTGAAACTGCGATGACCTATCAAGGCACCTTGCGTCGCAGATACCTAGTTGCTGCTGAGTCTTTGTCCCAGGACCGTGTGTCTTGGCGTGATGCCAGGCTCAGTTGCTTCTTGAAGGCGGAGAAGGTTAACGTACTGGCCAAGTTCCAGAAACCTAGGATGATCTTTCCCAGAGATCCTAGGTATAACTTGGAGGTAGCTTCCCGCCTGAAACCCTTTGAACATTGGCTGTGGGGTCGACTCACGGCCTCTGTTCTTTGGGGGGGTGACAATTCTCGGGTTGTGGCTAAAGGACTCAATCCCCGCGAACGAGGCAACCTAATCTCACGCAAGTTTAATAACTTCAGTGAGTGCGTCGTTTTTGAGGTTGACGGAAAGGCGTTCGAAGCGCATGTGGGCCCATACCACTTGGAGCAGGAACACCTGATCTACAAGACCGCCTACCCGAGAGATCGGGGTCTTAGGTGGTTGCTCAGGCAACAGGAGTCCTTAGTTGGACGCCTGCCCTGTGGCGCAAAGTTCAGTCGACCCGGCGGAAGAGCCAGTGGAGATTTCAACACGGGCATGGGCAATACGTTGCTCATGTTGGCAATTTGCTGTGGTACTTTGGCAGAGTACCGGGTCCCTTTCGACCTTTTGGTCGATGGAGACAATGCATTGGTCTTCTTAGAGCGCTCGACGTCGGAGGTCGTACTAGCTGACTTTGGTAGAAGGGTGTTGCGTTCTTCAGGTATGGAGTTCACACTCGAACGACCAGTTCGTCGGATGGAGCAGGTCCGGTTTGGCCGGTCCGCACCTATTCACCTCGGTGGGAACCGGGGTTGGGTTATGGTGCGGGAAGTTGTATCTGTCTTGTCTGGAGCGCTAGCCAGTCACAGATACCTTCGTGAGCCCAAATATGCCAGGGAGTGGCTAACCGGAGT